GAGGGTAAGCACCCAGTGAGTCGATGATGTCAGAGAATGCAGCCTTGAACACGTCACCGCCAGTGGTGGCCTTGTACCCTGCTTTTCCTGCGCTTGGCAGCAGGTGCATAGCGTCAGCGGCCTTCTTAAAATTCACACCGTGATTCATCGCCCCTGCGGTGGTGTGGCACAACTCATGCACCAAGACATCCATCACACGGTATGCGTCCGCTAAGGTGGGGGAAACCATAATCTCCATGACCTTGTCCGCACTGGCGGTATCTGCCCAACATTCACCGATGCTGCCACTGCGCTTGGCAGTCAAAGGAAACCCGCAGGTCACCCGAATGTTAGCGGCTATCGGTGCGGCCTTGGCATCGAACACGGCACGGAATTCTTCTACAGCAGCGTTCAGCCACTCTTCCCTCGTTGCATAAATCTTTTCCATCTTATCTCTCCTAGTGGTAGGGCAATATCGCCCACAAAAAAATTCTACTATCGTTTAGTTTAAACCGTCAAGCTTTATTTTCAGGCACTCAGCGTAAGTGCCAGTAAAAATAATCTTGTAGCTTGTTCGCAACACTTCGCCCTTGCAGACAATGACATTGCCAAAGGCGTTGATCTGTGCGGTGTACATCATTCGCCCCCTAGTACTTCGATCCAATGACTGCGAGCATATCGCCGACCATTGCCGAAATGTCAGTGAACTTTTCAAGCCGTTTGAGAGACACGAATTTGGTATCCCCTGACTCTGCGTAGTCACCCTGCACAAGAACACGGTCACCTGACCAGTGCCCAATCAGGTCGTGAGCAGGGAAGTCGCCGCCTCCACGAGCGTTGCTGTTTGCCAACAGTGCGAACAGTGCGGTGCTAGTGCTGCCGATGTGCCCCACTTGCTCGTACAGCTTGAGTCCATTGTCGATGGCGTGAGGCTCAATAAATTCTTTTTTGTCTAGGTTGTAGACCTTGTGGTATTGCCCCATGATCACACCCCCTTTGCGTTAATGTGGCCTTGCTCGATCAGAGCAGCGGCGGTGCGACCGAACCATCCTTGCAGAGTCCAAGCCATGCCAGTGTCCACAAGGTGCTGCCAAGCTTGCAAAACCTGATCTTCTGACTCAGCATCAATGAAGCCCTCAGCGATACCAACAGCGGTGTAATTGTCCATTTTGATTCTCCGAAACAGTGCAACATCGCACTCACAAGCCCTGATCCACAGGGCGAGTGGCTGCTATTTCACAGATTTGATCAAGCCGTTTTCCATCACTACATTGGCAAAGAACTCACGCCCTTTGTGGGTGATGTGTGGGCGATTTGCCCCTGTCAATGTGCCGCTGTCCTTGTACTCAGCACCGAACATCGATGTCTCGATGTAGCGCAGTGGCTTGCCCACTGCCTCTTTCATGGCCTTCTTAGATTCGTAATTGAAAACTAGCATTTTGATTCTCCGGAACAGTGCAACATTACACTGGTAAGCCCTGATGCACAGGGCAAACCGCTGAAATGTTAGGCAGCGTACAAGGTGTTAAAAACCTCGTACAGACCGACTGAATTCAAAGCCAAGCCTGTAGCCACTGCCACTAGCATGGAGAGGTTGTCTATAGTGCCTGTGTGGGCTTGCTGTTTAGCTGCCTCGTAAACCTTAGCTGTGTGCAGTGCTTGGATGATGTCGTAGGTGGTCATTTTGTTTGTCCTAGGTTGTAAGCGATATTGCTTAGGAACGATTATAGATATCGTTTTGTGTAAACAGCAAGCTTTATTTACGGTGTCAATCTACAAAATTGCTACTGTGGTTTTATACAGTGGTGTGAACTGGTCAAGGGGATCAATAACAGTATGCGCCCGTGCGTAGCAGGGTTCATGCCAAGAGACCGAAACAGGGCAAACACTGTATATACATACATGGCTCTAGAATCGATTTAAAGGGGTCATTTGGCGACTTTAGGCATTTTGGCTACCCTGCCCTCAAAAAAAAAAGATCGTGCAGCCAGCGCCGTTTTCACTGTTTTGGTGCATTTGTTATCCACAATTTGCGGTGGATAACTTTACTTGTCCACAGGTCTGTGGATAACATATAATGCGAACCGTGCTGTATGTACGATCAGTACTGTACAATTCCACAGACAACTGTTTAAACATAGGAGAATGCTATGGCAACCACCACATCGATAGAGTACTTGGAATCACTGGAGTCAGCAGACGATGATGAGGGTGAAGACTCACTGGGCACTGATGATTTTGAAAACCCCGAAGGCGAAGCCGAACAGCTTGCCAGTACTGCAGACGCACCAAGGGTGAGATCAATCAAAGGTAGACAGCTAACAGGGAAGCAACAGGCATTCATTGCAGCCAAGATCAGTGGCATGAGTAACAGCCAAGCCTATAGAGAAGCGTACCCAACAGACGGAAGCAGTGACAGGGTGATTGCAGCCAATGCATATAGGCTAACAAGGCATCCACTGATAGCACCAGTGCTTGAAAGGGCTTGGGAAGAGACAGTCGAACACCTGACGGAAGACGCTGCTGCCACAAAGCGGTATGTGTTGAAGTCGTTGTTGGCACTAAGCAAGACCGCCAAGCAGGAAGGCTCTCGATTAAAAGCACTGGAACTGATGGGCAAAGCAGTCGGCGTGTTTACACCAGTCACCGATACAGTCGTGATTGCACCAACAGCAGATCAATTGAAGAAGGAACTATCAGGGCATCTCAAGCTGCTCAAGCGTGATGCGTGATGCGCTACTGGTCTCTCTCGCTGTGTAAACGGTGTGGTGTGTAAACGCATTCTGTGTACCCCACCCACCCCCCACCACCCTTTTGTGCCAGCACACGGCCCAGCATACGTTACGCTCTAATCCACTCAAACGATTACAAAGCACATACCCCCCTTCCTTTATTTCACCTACCCCCCCCGGTATATATAAAAAAATTAAAAGAAAGCACTTGCGAACGTTCGCTTTATCGTTTAAACTTCATCTATGACCAAACGCAGACAACTTGTTCTTGACTTCATAAGAGCTTATATACGGATACATAACGTGTCACCGTCATATGAAGTTATCGCCAAGAGCATTGGCTTGTCTTCTAAGTCAAACATCCACCGGATTGTCCATCGTCTGAAGCAGGATGGGTTCTTGGATCTGCGTCCCTATAAGTTTCATTCCATTAAGCTTGCAGACAAGTCTGCCGCTCAGATCTCAAAGCTATGACTCTTCTTACAACAAAGGAGATTTCAGAGTATTTGTCTATAGTGGACAAAGTGCCTGATACGGAGCGGTCTAAGATTACGGCTTTGTTAGAAATGGACAGGGTAGAGCGGTGTAAGGAGTCTTTCCTGTTCTTTGCTAAACAGATGTGGCCTGTGTTTATCTCAGGGAAACATCATCAGATCATGGCAGATGCCTTTGAGAGGGTTGCCAATGGAACCCTGAAGCGTCTGATCATCAATATGCCACCCCGTCACACTAAGTCGGAGTTTGCTTCTTTTCTTCTGCCGTCGTGGTTTCTGGGTAAGTTCCCGGAGAAGAAGATCATCCAGACCGCTCACACCGCAGAACTATCCACAGGCTTTGGTCGTAAGGTTAGGAACTTGGTCTCCTCGGATATCTATGCCAAGGTCTTTGATACCAAGCTATCGACCGACTCTAAAGCTGCAGGACGATGGAACACCAACAAGGGTGGTGACTACTTCGCTATCGGCGTAGGTGGAGCCGTTACCGGTAAGGGTGCAGATCTGCTGATCATTGACGATCCTCATTCGGAACAAGAAGCCAAACAAAACAACCCAGCCGTATTCGACGGTGTGTATGAGTGGTTTACATCTGGCCCTCGACAGCGTCTGCAGCCGGGTGGGGCAATTATTATTGTTATGACCCGATGGGCCAAGAGAGACTTGACCGGACAAATTCTAAAGAAGTCAGGTAACGACGGTGTGGATGACTGGGAGGTTATTGAGTTCCCAGCTATTCTCCCGTCAGGAACTCCCCTTTGGCCTGCGTTCTGGTCTAAGAAGGAATTGGATTCCCTCAAGGCAGAACTCCCCGTCTCGAAGTGGGAGGCCCAGTATCAACAGAACCCCACCGGTAACGAGGGTGCAATCATTAAGCGGGATCAGTGGCGGATCTGGGAGGGAGAGAAACCTCCGGCCTGTGACTACATCATCCAGTCTTGGGATACCGCCTTTGAGAAGAACAACCGCGCAGATTACTCTGCCTGCACGACGTGGGGGATCTTTGAGCATCCCAACGAGAATGGTAACTACAAGACAAACATCATCCTACTTGACGCTTTCAAGGAACGTATGGAGTTTCCAGAACTTAAAAAGACTGCTCTAGAGTTGTACAAAGAGTGGGAACCGGATACATTGATCATTGAGAAACGCGCCGCTGGCGCTCCTTTGATCTATGAGCTTAGGAAAATTGGCGTTCCCTTGTCTGAATACACACCCGGCAAAGGCAACGACAAGATAAGCCGTGTAAACTCCATTGCGGATTTATTCGCATCTGGGGTTGTCTGGTGTCCATCGACACGCTGGGCAGATGAGGTCATGGAAGAATTGGCTGCATTCCCTAATGGGGATAACGATGACTTGGTTGACTCCACCAGCCAAGCATTGATGAGGTTTCGACAAGGTGGCTTTATCCAAATAGCTTCAGATGAAGAAGATGAAGCACCAATCTTTCGTCGTAAGTACGAATACTACTAAGGAAAATCATGGCAAACATTGACAAAAGTTTATACCAAGCCCCTGCAGGGCTTGATGAGTTAGCTCAAGCTGAAGATGCAATTGAGATTGAGATTGTTGACCCCGAAGAAGTCAATATCCG